CCAGAAGGTGGCGCCTGGTGGCAGTATTCATGGTGCCGTCGATGCTGGCGGCAGCAATGCCGCTGGCGTTGAACACCGCAGCCACTGCCTCAGCGTGCGCGATTGAGCAGCAGAACGCAATAGCGGTCTGGCCCTGGAGGTGCTGCCGGTAGTGGGCAACGCAGTCGCCGTGGATGCTGCGCACGCGATCCTCGGCCTGCTTCGGGTCGAAGTCACCCATCCGCTTACGCAGCCCATCAGCGCTAAACCCAGGCGGCGCCAGCACCCGTGCGCGGGCAAGGTAGCCGTTATCGGTCAGCCATGCGGCGTTAGGCCCTTGCACCATGGCATGGTAGTGCTCGCCAAGGCCGCGGCCGTCGCTCCTGATCGGTGTTGCAGTCACACCCAGCAGGCGGGCGCTGGAGAAGTGGGCCAGCACCTTCGCCCATGTGCCGGCACTGGTGTGATGCGCTTCATCAACCACCAGCAGCTGGAAGTAGTCACGCGGCAGCAGGTGCAGCCGCCGTGCCACCGTCTGCACTGATGCCACCTGCACAGCATGACTCAGGTCCATGCCACGGCCAGCAGCGATCAATCCATGATGGAACGGCAAGCTGCGGCTGGCCTGATCCAGAAGCTCTGCGCGGTGAACCAAGATCAACACGCGATTACCCTTGCGACTGGCGGCTTCAGCGATGTGGCTGAATGCCCTAGTCTTGCCGCCACCAGTGGGCAGCACTGCCAGCACTGACCGCCGGCCGTATTGGTACTGCAGGCGGATGGCATCGACCAGCTCCTGCTGGTATGGGCGGAGAGTGATGGTCACAGGTTTAGCTCTGCCTGCTCGGTATCGCCTTCGACCGTGACGGCAACCTCTAAGTTTCGCACCGCCTGGCGGTAGTAGCTGGGCTTCAGCTCAATCCCGATACCACGCCGCCCAGCTTGGACTGCGCCGTAGACCTCGCTGCCGACACCCATGAAAGGGGTGAGCACCGTCTCGCCGGGGTTGCTCCACATCACCACAGCGCGATCAATCACATCCAGCTGCAGCGGGTGAACATGCTTCTCATCCTCTCCGTCCTTGGCAGACCTGAACGGCAGCACGTTGTCAATCCTGATGTCATCCCAGACACTGGAGGCGTACTGACGCCAAATCCACTGACTGAATTGGTTTTTCTTCTGGTCTCCTTTCATGCCGCGATAACCCTGCAGCTCCGGCGGAACTGTGCGTTCTCCGCTGTAGTGCATCAGTCCCACTTCGTGAATAACTGGCACCGGGTTTTCACCCTTGCGGCGAAACATCAACAGATAATCGGCGTTTGCGATGCTGTTGCGCGTAGAGTCCTCACACAGTGTTTTGTGATGAAGGCTCTTCATCATGGTGCGATTGCGCACCATGAGAGGTTCTTTCCAGAGGACGCGCCGGCCGCCGTAGGCAAATCCTCGGGCTTCATGCTCGCGAATAATTCGGCCTGGTAGATCAAACATTGCATCACAGCCTGCGTTGCTTAATGGAATGTCCATGCAATGCACAGCCGAGATCCTGCCAGGCATCGTGACCCGCTGGATTTGATCAATGCAGAAACCATAGTGATCGAAAAACTCGTCATAATTGAGACAGTTGGACATGTCTCGATCGTCGCTGCTGTACTGATACAAACCAGCAAACGGCGGCGAGTAGACGGTCAAATGCACAGACGCATCCGGCAGGCCCTGCATCACTTCAATGCAGTCGCCGTTGTAGACCGCGTAACGGTCGGTAAGGAGTTGATCTTTTACAGCCATTGCGGGAGTTTTACGGTGTTGATGTAGTCGTTGGTGCGCTTGATCGTGGTGGCGCCGCTCATCTGCGCTACCAGCTCTTCAAACATTGCAGAAGCTCGCTCGGCCTTGGAGCGCATATTGGCGAGCACCCTAGCTTCGCCTTCAGTTGCGATCACGTCAAGGCGTACAGGATTTAACTGCCCAAACCGCCAGCAACGGCGAATCGACTGGTAATACTGCTCATAGCTGTGGCTAGCAAAAGTCACCACATGCGCGCAATGTTGCCAGTTCAGCCCCCATGCGCCAATCTTTGGCTTGATCACCAGCACCCGCTGCCGGCCATTGGCAAAAGCCTCGTACAGCTCTATCTTCCGCTCGTCAGGCGTGCGTCCTGCAACCTGAGCGGCATCATGGATCAACTGCTCCAGCAGATCGCCTTCAGCATTGGTATGGCACCAGATCACTGCCGGTTTGTCGTGGTCAACCAGTCGAGCCGCATATTCGCAGCGCTCCTGAATGGTGCGCTTGCGCTCCTCTCGCTCCTCTGCTAGGCCAAAGGCTGGCACGCAGAACAGCATGCCTTCCGGTGGCGTATCTGGCGCGATGACGTGATCTTGCTCTACCAATGGCGGAAGCACGAAGCCATCGGTTGAGAAGCCCAAATCCGACGGCATCCGACAGGCCCTAGCCCAGCTGGCTACCCACTGCCAGAAGTGTTCGCGAGCATGGTGCTTGAGGCGCCACTGGCCAATAGTCTGAGACACCCGGAACGCCAGCTTTTTGTAGTAGTTGGCATTGGCGTTGATCATCGCTTCTGCCGACTGCTGCAACCGCTCTTCACGTTTTTGCCCCTTGTCATCCAGCTGAGCAAAGAACCTGCGCAGCATGTCGCTGTAGCTTAATTCTCCAAGCGCTTCAGATGAGTTGCCCAACTCGGTATAATCATTCGGCGCAGCGGTTGCAGTACAAAGCAGTCGGTAAGGCATCTTTGCCATAAAGCGAGTGATCGCCTTTCTGGTCGAGCCGCTGAACGACTTCAGAATGCTCGATTCATCGCAGACAACTGCGCCGAAATCGGCAGAGTTGAATAGATGAAGCCTATCGTAGTTGGTCACCACAATCTGCCCCGTCACAGTGCCATTACTGGAGCGGTGGCACTCGATGCCAAACTTCTCACCCTCCCGGATGGTCTGCGCAGCAACAGCAAGCGGCGTCAGGATCAGCACCGGTCGGTTGGTGTGACGCGCCACATTCTCAGCCCATGTGAGCTGCATGGCTGTTTTGCCTAGGCCGCAGTCCGCAAAGATCGCGGCGCGGCCCTTGCGCACAGCCCAGTCAACCAGTGACTGTTGAAAGTCAAATAACTGCGGCGGCATAAACACAGGCTCAAAGCCATGTGCCGCTCCCTCGTGCGTCTTCTGATTTAGGAAGTCTTGGTAGGTCATGGCAACTGTCGGGCCTTGCCAACGTAGACTGATCGTCTACGCTTGTCAAGCAACCCAGCCAGCAAATGCCCTTAGCTCATCCCATCCCGTTGCGCCTTGCGCCAAACCAGCTGCAATGGCTTGATGCCTGGCGTGGTGACACCATCTCCCGCAGTGCGGCCATCCGCCTCCTGTTAGAGCAGTCGATCCGCTTCCACCGTGATGGCGTGCTGCCAGCAACGGTGACGCGTGAGCAGGCATGAAGGACATCGACTTTGACGAGGCGCGACGGTTTATCGCCGTGCTCGGGAAACCTGCTGGCGCCATCAGGCTCAGGGCTTTCCTCCATGCCGACCACCCAAGCAAGGCCACTGACAAGGGCCGCAAAGGTGGCAGCAGCAAACGACTCATTACCGAATGGCAGTCCGAAGGCCGCGGCGTTTACGTCGTCATCAACGATGGCGGTGACACCAACGCTGAGATCACCACCTGCCGCGCCTTCTTCGCCGAATGGGACGACCGTCCTAAAGACTGGCAGCTCACCGCATGGCAGCACCTCAAGCTGCCAGAACCCACCATCCAGATCGACACCGGTGGTAAGTCGATCCACAACTATTGGGTGCTGACCGATCCAATCACGCCCGCCCATTGGGAGCTCGTACAAGCTCGCCTGCTCGACTACTGCGATGCAGACCGCAGCATCAAGAACGCCGCACGCGTCATGCGGCTGCCAGGCACCTACCACGCCGGCGCAGACGGCAGCCTCGGTGAGCAATGTCGCATCGTGTCATGCAGCGGCACTCACTATTCCGTCTCCGCCATTGAGTCGGCCTTGCCGTCTGAGGCTTACTACCAACACGAGGCACCAGCACGAAAGCACACCGAATACGTCGAACGAGGCATCGACGAGATCCGCGAGGCACTCGCAGCAATCCCGCCACGGCAGCCCGGTACCGGCACCTATCACATCTACCGGAACATTTTCTGGGGCCTGATCCAAGCCTGCGGCAACGTCGATCAGGCCATCGCCTTGATGCAGCAGCACAGCCCGCAATGGCAAGGTCTGGAGCAGATTGCCGCATCCGGTGGTGATCGCATCGGCGCTGGTACCTTCTGGTACTGGGCACGGCACCACGGCTGGCAGCCGCCAACACCTGCACGCCGTCAGCAGCGAGAGCCCGAGGCGTCAAACCCTGATGCCATCAACTGCCAGCTCTATAACAAAACCGATACCGAATGGCTTGACATGGCCGTTCGCTACGTCTTCGACTATCCAACCACCCGCTGGATCTGCGTTGATGGTGTCCTCCATCGCTGGTGTGGCACTCATTACCAGCCAACCACCGATGAAGAGCTTGCGCCATC